CGTATGCTGGCAATGGAGGAGCTCCTGGACAAGGATTAAACTCACGTGCTTCAATTACGGTAACAAACAATAGTGGAACAAGTTCATCTCTTGTTTTTGCTGACAGTTCCGAAACTGCTGATGAATCTTTTTATGCGTATCTTCATTCAGATCCTGTAGTGTTCGATCCGCTTGTTTCTTCGTTAAATCAGATTCGTGGTGGTGCGGCGGCTACTTACACTCTTACTCCGAACAAAACACGTGTTCCAGAAGGTGAGACTTTAACGTTTACATTTACAACGACTGGCGCTGACGGAATATTCGATTGGCAAGTACGAACGTCCGACACTTTCTTAACTTTTGATGGATTACGAGGCTTAACGCCAAATGACTTTGGTAAACTAAATCCCACCACAGGCGAGTGGGATGTCGATGAGCCTACAAATGTAGGACTGTATTCCTATTCGCAATTGCCATACGGAGATGAAGCAAGCGAAGGAAATGGAATGGTAGTTTCTGGTGGAACAGGAACGTTCTCGTTGCTAATTCGTGATGATGGTCAAGACGAAGATTCAGACGAACAAGATTTCTGGGCAATTGTTAAAAACAGTTCGGGTGTAACACTCGCTCAGTCTGCTTCTGTTCGTATCATCGATGCAGACGCAGTTGATTATAATCTGTACGTTGTTGAGCAAACGGGTGTGCGCGATAGTGCTGTTACAGAAGGTACTGAGAGTCTTGTATTAAACTTTACGACGAATGCGGCAGTTGACGAAAACTTGTATTTTGAATTGCAAAAGTCAGATGCTCTTGGTAGCCCTTGGTCTAGCAAATGGACAAACAATGCACAAAAATACATACCCTTTGCTGAAACTGATCCAGCATCTACAGCGATAAAACTTTTGTATACGCAAAATGGTGGTGCTGACATGGGCGCACCAATATTTGATGGCACATACGAAGGCGAGCAATTTGGCGTAGCGTATCTATCACGAAACGATTTTGCAAGTAATGGTGGTGACGTACTCGACACAATGACGTTCTCTGTACTAGATGCGCCTGCAACATGGACATTAACTGCTAGCCCTTCGACTACTGTAGACGAAGGTGATGCAATTTCGTGGAGTGTTGGTGGAACTAATATTCAAGACGGCACGTACTATTATAACATTACTGACTATGATGTAATTGAAACCGATCAAAGTGGTTCCGGTTCGGGGCAGTCTGCGATTCGCACAAGTGATCCAGAAGCACTGAACATTCCAAATGGCAGTGTATGTATTAACAATGCAAATGTGCCAGGAACTGTTACAGGCGCATTTGCTGTGACCGTCAGTGGTTCTATATTATATTATCAAATCAACATGAGCGAAAACTTAACTGCAACCGTTCAGAACGCACGGCTAGTATTTGGCAGTGAAGAAGCTTTGGCTGACTTTAACTCAGGATCGGCAGGCACGTTCACTATGACAAGTAATAGTGGTGGATTTGCTACGTCTACAGCCACAAATGACGATACGATTGATGACACATACACAATGGCTATATATGATCGAGCAGGTCCAACAGCACCAGCGGCAAGTGTAGGATTTACAATCACTGATACGACTGTGGGCGGTCCTGGTGGACAATCTACAGTGAACTTTGTTGCCGAACCCAGCATTGGCGGGTTCTTTGTCGCTGATCTGAAAGTTGTTACTGATGCAGATGCTCTTGCTACGGCGATATCATCCGTAGAGATTCGACCAGATGGTGGAGTATACGGAAAAGGCAATCTTGATCCTTTAGGCAGTAATGGAGTAACATTTATTAAGATCGGCACATGGCATCAATCAGCGACTACTACAGGTAACTTTACCGTAAGGGCTGAAATTATTTCTGGTCCTACTCTCACGTCAGTAGCACAGGGTAGCTACGGAACAGACTTATCATTGTCTTCTACTCAGTCTTGGTCGCATCAAGTGCGAGTCCGAGCGCCGAATTCTAGATTTACTTCAATGCAAGTTAGATATACGATTACCGATGATGCTGATCCTACAAACACAGCTAGCCAAAACATAGTGTTTAACAGCGAAGTTGAATACATCGGAAATGCAGTAGAAACTCCATAATATGAAAAAAGACGATCCTAACATTAAGTCAGACTACGATTATTCCCGAGCAACTTACTATGAGTTGATTGACAAGGGAAGAGAATCGCTCGATCTGATGATCGAGGTTGCTCGCGAGTCTGAGCATCCAAGAGCCTTTGAAGTTCTGTCGAATATGATCAAGAACATTTCAGATGTCAATGACAAGTTGATGGAACTAAATAAGAAAACCAAAGACATTACACAAGAAAAAGAAGAGCCTAAAGCAATTACCAATAATAATGTTTTTATAGGAAGTACAACTGATCTGCAACGTCTGTTGCAACAAAGCGAAGATGAAAAGGTGATTGATGTTAGCCCATCGAATGAGTGATCACGAACATTATTTAGGTAATATCAATGTAAAACGTGACGGGGTACAGCAAGAGTGGACTCAGCATCAAGTGCTAGAGTACGCGAAGTGCATGAAAGATCCTGCATATTTTGCAAAGACTTACGTAAAGATTATATCACTTGATAAAGGACTTGTCAACTTTGACCTATACCCATATCAAGAAAAAATGTTCAACCATTTTAACGATAATCGGTTTTCTATCGTCTTGGCTTGTCGTCAGTCTGGTAAAAGTATTTCGTCAGTTGTTTACTTACTTTGGTACGCTATATTCCATCCTGAGAAAACGATTGCGGTTCTTGCCAACAAAGGCGCAACTGCAAGAGAAATGCTTGCACGTGTCACGTTGGCTCTTGAAAACTTACCCTTCTTTTTACAGCCTGGTTGCCGCGCTCTCAACAAAGGTAGTATTGAGTTTTCAAATAATTCTCGCATCATTGCTTCTGCTACTTCAGGCAGTTCTATTCGTGGTATGTCTGTCAATCTATTGTTTCTTGACGAGTTTGCTTTTGTTGAAAGAGCTAGTGAGTTTTACACCTCGACATATCCGGTAATCTCTGCGGGTAAAGATACAAAAGTTATCATAACATCTACCGCTAACGGTATTGGTAATACGTTCCACAAAATCTGGGAAGGCGCTGTACAAAAGACTAACGAGTATCAAGCCTTTACAGTTAACTGGTGGGACGTGCCAGGACGTGATGAAGAGTGGAAGAAGCAGACGATTTCGAACACGTCACAGATGCAGTTCGATCAAGAATTTGGTAATACGTTTTTCGGAACGGGCGATACACTGATCAATGCAGAAACACTGCTTAATCTAAGAGCAATGCCACCTCTCAAAATGCTTGAGGGCGGTGATGTAAAAATCTACGAAGAAACATCAAAGAATCACGAATATCTCATGATGGTCGACGTAGCAAAAGGAAGAGGACAGGACTATTCGACGTTTAACGTAATCGATATATCTGTGCGACCCTTCAAACAGGTCGCTGTGTATCGGAACAATACTATTTCTCCAATACTCTTCCCTGACATTATCTATAAGTTTGCGAAAGTCTACAATAACGCATATGTGATCGTTGAATCAAATGATCAAGGTAGCGTGGTTTGTAGAGGCTTGTATTATGATCTAGAATACGAAAATGTTCACGTGGAGTCAACAGTAAAGGCAAATGCTGTTGGCATTGAAATGACACGGAAGACAAAACGTCTTGGTTGTTCTGGCATCAAAGACCTTCTTGAAAACAATAAATTAGATATTGTTGACGATGATACCATCTTAGAGATTTCTACGTTCGTATCGAAGGGACAGTCTTACGAAGCCGCTGATGGCAACCACGACGATTTGATGATGAACTTAGTGATGCTTGGTTACTTTATATCGACACAGATGTTCTCAGACATGACAGACATCAATCTCAAGCAGATGATGTTCGAACAGCAGATGAGACGTATCGAAGAAGATGTGGTGCCGTTTGGTTTTCATGATGATGGGTCTAGTGCCATTCAAGAAATCGAAGATAGAGAACGTATGAAGTACGAACCGTGGCAGTTGTCATGGGACGAACCATACTGAAAACAGGTAATTTATAAATAAATACATTGAAATTATCCGTATTATGTTCTCTTATCATATATTAACGAAAAAAAGGACACGACCATGGCATTAATACCATCTGAGTCTCCAAGCATTCTCGTAAAGGAATTCGATCTGTCTGGTGTTGTGCCGGCAGTCACTTCTTCAACGGGAGCGTTTGTAGGGGACTTTAACTGGGGTCCAGCTAATCAGCCTATTCTGGTAAGTAGTGAAGCAGAATTGGCTTCGCAATTTGGATCTCCTTCTGACGATTCTGCGGCGGCAGTATCGGATTTTCTCTCCGCTTCAATGTTTTTGAAGTATTCAAGTAGCGCGTACGTAACACGTACCGTAGACGATTCAGCACAAAACGCAATTGCGGCTGGTGCTGACCAAGTGTTGATTAGAAATCGTGCTGATTGGGATGCGCGTAGCGTCACAACTCTCAACAACTATGTTATCGCAAAATATCCTGGCACTTTAGGTAACAGCCTTAAGATTTCAATGTGCCCATACAGCGAAGGTGATAGTGCGTTCGATAACTGGACTATTGACGGCGCTAATATCTCTACACTGTTTGATGGTGCACCAAGATCATCGGCTAACGTAGCTGGTTTTGGCTTTGCGGCTGACTCTGAAGTTGGTGATGAAGTACACGTTGTCATTCTCGACGAGGATGGTAAAATTTCAGGAACACCGGGAACAGTACTAGAGAAGTATGAGTATCTTTCTCTAGCCACTGACGCAAAAACTTCTAATGGCTCAACAAACTTTATTCAGAACGTTTTGAATAACAAGTCTGAATATGTTTGGGCACCCAACTTGTCGGATGCTTTCCCAGGAATTACAAGTGCGGCATCGTTTAGAGGTTCTCAAGCGGCTCGTGTAGCGAACTATTCTCTTGATCGAGGTAGAGCGGCTAATCCGGGCATAAACGATTATCTGATTAGTTTTGGTGAATACAACGATCCTGATGTAATTCAAGTGGACTTCTTAGTTGCACCAGAAATTTCAGACAGTGCTGACTGTAGAACTATGGCCAACAGCTTGACTGCACAAGCGGTAGCACGTAAAGACTGCGTTGTTGTAACTTCACCTCCTGCAGAAATTGTGACAGGAAGAGGTTCGAATACCAGTACAATTGCTTCTGCTACAGCGGCATGGGCTAATACGCTGAACGCTTCTTCCTACTTGATCGTCGATGGCAACTACTTGAAGGTATACGATAAGTATAACGATGAGTATGTGAATATTCCTGCGGCTGCCGCAACAGCGGGTGTGATGGCGTCTACCGATCTGAATGCAGATCCGTGGTACTCTCCTGCAGGCTCTAGAAGAGGGCAGTACTTTGGAGTGACATCTCTGGTGTACAACCCTGCTAAGGCTCAAAGAGATACGCTGTATAAAGCCGGTGTTAACCCAATCGTTAACTTGCCAGGACAAGGAATTTTGTTGTACGGAGATAAGACTAAGTTAGGTCGTCCTTCTGCGTTTGATCGCATCAACGTTCGTCGCCTCTTCTTGGTGATCGAGCGAGCAATCAAAGGCGCCGCACAGAACGTTATGTTCGAATTCAATGATGAATTCACTCGTGCGGAATTCGTTAATATCATCGAGCCTTTCTTGAGAGAGATCAAGGGTCGAAGGGGTATCACTGACTTCAGAGTGGTGTGTGATGAAACAAACAACACTCCGAACATCATTGATAACAATCAATTTGTCGCATCGGTCTTCATTAAGCCTGCACGTTCTATCAACTACGTAACATTGAACTTCGTAGCAGTTAGAACTGGCGTAGACTTTGATGAAGTCGTTGGACTGGTTTAAGCGCAAGGAGAATAACTCATGGCGATTTTAGGAGTAGATGACTTTAAGTCGAAGCTGAGAGGTGGTGGCGCAAGACCTAATCTGTTCAAGGCGACACTTAACTTTCCAGTATACGCAGGGGGTGACGTAGAACTTACGTCATTCCTCTGTAAGACTGCGCAGTTGCCACAATCCTCAACTAACTCGTTTGCAGTACCGTTTCGCGGTCGCGAACTAAAAGTTGCGGGTGATCGTACATTCGAAGATTGGACAGTCACTATCATTAACGATACTGACTTTACCATTCGTGATTCGTTTGAGCGATGGATGAATGGCATCAACGCACACAGTGCTAACACAGGCTTGACAAACCCAGTTGATTATCAATCAGACTTGCTGGTTGATCAATTGGATCGTGACGAATCTGTGATCAAGCGTTATACGTTTAGAGGTGCATTCCCGACAGTTGTTGGACCAATCACCCTTGACTATGACCAGCGTGATCAGATCGAAACGTTTGATGTCACGTTCTCGTATCAGTATTGGGAAAGCAATACGACATCTTAAGGGTGTACTAAATATAGGGGAGTCTTCGGACTCCCTTATATAATTTTTTAGGAATACGTATGGCAGATAACGTAAACACATTGAAACTTTTTGGCTTCGAAATCAAGCGAGCCAAAAAAGATGACAAAGACAAAGAGAAATTACAGTCTGTTGTCCCACCAACTGACACTGACGGCGCGGGTTATGTAACTGCGACGGCGGGTCATTTTGGTCAGTACATTAATATGGATGGAGATGAGTCGAAAGACAACCATCATCTTATTTTGCGCTATCGTGGTGTAGCCATGCATCCTGAAGTAGATATGGCAATTGACGAAATTGTCAACGAAGGCATTTCTGCTTCTGAACTATCATCTTCTGTAGAAATTTCACTTGATGACATTGAAGCTGGTGAAAAGATCAAAGAGCAGATTCGTGAAGAGTTTGAAAACATTATCGGTATGCTCCGATTCAATGAGATCGGTCACGAAATCTTTAGGTCTTGGTACGTAGATGGTCGTATCTATCATCATCTTCTTATCAATGATGCACAACCAAAAGCAGGCATTCAAGAGATTCGAAACATTGACTCGACTCGCATTCGAAAGGTGCGCGAAGTCAAATACAAGAAAGATCCAACAACTGGCGTCAAGGTCGTAGACAAAGTTGATGAATACTATATCTACGAAGACAAGCCAGGCAACACGCAAACTGGTGTAAAACTGTCTAATGATTCGATCAGTTATGTCACTAGTGGTCTATTAGATGAGACAAAAAAGAAAGTTGTTTCGCATCTCCATAAAGCACTGAAGCCAATCAACCAGTTGCGCATGATGGAAGACTCGTTGGTCATCTATCGTCTCGCACGTGCACCCGAACGTCGAATTTTTTACATCGACGTAGGTTCTTTGCCTCGTGGTAAAGCAGAGCAGTACATGTCGGACATCATGTCCAAGTATCGCAACAAGCTGGTCTATGATGCAAACACTGGTCAGATCAAAGATGATCGCAAGCACATGTCAATGCTTGAAGACTTCTGGCTACCACGTCGAGAGAACGGACGTGGAACAGAGATCACAACACTGCCAGGCGGCGAGAATCTGGGACAGATAGATGACATCATCTATTTCCAGAAGCGACTGTATCGTTCTCTGAATGTCCCAGTGAATCGTTTAGAGCAAGAAGCACAATTCTCGCTTGGCAGATCGACTGAAATTTCTAGAGATGAGGTTAAGTTCCAAAAATTCATTGATCGGCTTCGTAGAAGATTCTCTTGGGTGTTCTTGGGTATTCTCAAGAAGCAACTCATACTTAAAGGTATTATCACCGAGCAAGACTGGGAAGAGTGGAAAGACAACATCTATGTTGACTTCGTAAAAGACAACCACTTTACCGAACTGAAAGAGATGGAGATTCTTCGCGAACGTATCGGTATCATGAACGAAATTACACAGTTCGTTGGTGAGTACTATTCGAAAGAATGGGTTATGCGTAACGTCTTGCGCATGTCCGATGATGATCTAGAAGCAATGAAAAAAGAGATCGATCAAGAAACTAAAGACGGTGAAATTGAAGATAAAGATGAAGAAGAGCAACAAGAGCCAGCGGCGCCTAAACCCGTACCTGTTCAAGTTGTTCCCGATGAACCAAAAGATGAGGAAAAATAATGTCTGACGAAGATGTAGTAATTGACGAATTGCAAGCAGAGCCTATTCAACCAAACTCTAAAGCAGTTGAAGATTTTCTAAAGGCGATTGAAGATCAAAACTTCACTCAAGCCGAGCGACAGTTTAATGATATGGTAGGTGATCGTTTGCAAGATACTTTGGATCAAGCCAAAGCAAGAATTGCGGCGTCTCTGGGTCAAGAAGAGCCAGAAGCTGAAGAAGATGATCTAGATGCTGTTGAGGACTCGCTTGACGATGACGAAGAAATTAGTCTTGATGATCTTGACTTAGACATCGATGATAATGAAGATGACGTGGATGAGGATGACGACGAAGACCTCGTTGCTCCTGTTTAAAAATCATTATTTTATAAATAAATAACACGAGACAAAATGTCAAAGGTAACTGATAAAGAAATTAAATTATTGGAAAAAGTTGCTAACGCCCATCTGTATGAAGTAATGGGCAACAAAGACAGGTATATAGACAAGCCTGATAATTTTAGCACAGTCCAATATATGAATGCAAGAGGACATGTTGATCAACTCAAATTAAAGGAGATGATCGTAAAATGTATCATAGATCATGTTGGAACGTCTGAAGCGTTTCTAAACATGGGAACAGCATGTGGTCATTTAGAGTATGCTAATCGATTGAACCACGGGCGATTGACAATCAGTTCATGCGAATGGGA